CCTATTCCTTTAATAAAAGTTCTAAGTGTAGAAGGATATTCGCTTGTATTTATAGTCTTATCGACTACTTTCGCGTAAAGAGCAGCAAGAGCTTTAGGCCCAAATACCTTTTTCTCTTGTAATCTTTCAATGGGACCTCTTTTGAATTGAACATCTGGATGTTCATTCATAATCTTCGTACGAGTTAAGTACAAGTCCTTAATCAAAGCCTCAATATGCTTTTCAAACTGAGGCATTTGAATAATATCAATAACTTTCAAATCTTCCAGCTTCATTTTTATAAGTTTTTAAGTTGTTGTTTATAATACTTTTCTTGCATATCGAAATGTCTCTTATATATATGCAAATCATGAGCAAAATGGTAATATGTACCTATAGGTATACCAAGCTCATCAGCAATTAACTTCTGAAGCTTTGTCCAACAATACTGGTCATTGCAAAAACCATAAATCAAATCATTACTGCGCATAGTTACGCACATATCAAGAGTTTCAATGCCCGGCTTAATATCAAAGCCTACAGACAAAGTGCAAGGCGTATCATATTTATAGTCGTCTTTTTCTTTGCCGTCAAATATAGTAAGCCAAGCTTGACGAGTATCTTTATTCTCTCTAAGCTGCTCAATGCACTTTGCCAATTGATTGTTGCGAGTCCATTGCCACCCATAGTTAGAATTGACAATATTGTCGCCACCGTGCATTTTATCCCATATAGGAGCATACTTTTTAATTTCAGCTACACTCCTATCACATGACATGTACCAAGCGTATTCACGCTCTGCATATCGTTCGCTGAATTTACGCCATTCTGTTGTTATGATGCGTTGCTGAGGATTAAGTAAATAAAAACCAATGTTGTAAACAGCTCTTGTACCGACATTAGTATTTACTCCTTGGCCCATAATAAAAGCGTATAGATCTTCAAAAGCCTCAGTAGCATTTTTATAAGCTATATTCATAAGCTATCCTCCTCATAATCTAGTATGAGTATAGTGCCATAGTCATTCCAAAGAAGGTCATTAAGTTCATCTTTAGTTTGGCAATCATACCTGCACATTTCAATTTCAAGGTCTATAGGACTTTCAATGTGCATTTCAATTATATAATTAGTCTCTACTAGTTTCATATCACTTAACATGTTTATTTGTATAGCTGTTATAAACTCTAAACAAAAGCTCTTCAGCTTCCTCATTCATAGAATCACAAATACTTATTGCTTCTTCCATAGATAAGCCTGTGAGTTCTTCGTCATTATCATTTATAGCAATTTCACCTGTTATAACCCTAATGTCAAATGAGTTTACAGAAGCAAAAGTTTTAGTAGCATTAAGAGCTTGCGTGCAAATATAACACACAGCGTCTTTATATATAAATGATAAAGTACTTGCACATTTTAGTATATCTGCGTAAAATTCTCTTAACTTTTCCGGTTTAAACCATCCGCTTTCATCCATCCGTTTATATTCCACAAGCCATTTACCATACCCATTTGAAGCTTTAAACCTGTTAGCATAAATGGCCACAAATCTGAGAAATTGGTCTGTGTAAATGACTTGTGGAATTTCAACTGTTTTCTTTTTCATAGAGCATCAAATTCTTTTTGCAATTCGTCAATGCGCTTTTGTATTCTAGCCAAAGCTAAAAGTTTCACATCTTCGAAGTTTACAAAGTTATTATCCACTTCCATATACTTAGATTGTCCGCAATATGTTATTGCAGTACTAAGTTCTATTTTGTGAATAGCATTTGCTTCTTCCCATTTTTCTTTTTGCTCTATAAGGCGTTTTATATACTTTATTAGCTCTCCACCTTTATTTAATTTTTCTTCTGTCATGATAATTAAAAAGTTTATATATTCTCGCGCGTTCTAGAGCACGCTTATTATTCCATTATTATTCAATCATTCATGTACTTAAAGCACGATATCGCGCGCGAGAATAATGTGAAAATCAATCCTTAATATGACCCAGTAGACCCAAGTGCTCCATCACCACGTTCAGATGAACGGCTAAAAAGCTCTGACTCAGAAACTTCTTCAAGGCCTTCATACGATACAGGCACAAGAATAAATTGTGCTATTTTCATACCTGGTTTAATGTGGATTTTAGCTTTACCTACGTTAACAAGATGTATATGAATTTCACCTTGATAATCTTCATCTACAATCTTGGCTCCTAGGATAACGATGCTCTCAAATGCTTCTGGCTTCGGTTTTCTATTAGCCGTAATACAAGCCCATTTAGAAGTTACGACTCCTGACTTATCAGCCGCCATAAGCATATATCCTTCTGGAATCTCCATCTTAATACCTGATGGTATTAAAACATCAGTTCCTGGATTTACGATAAAACCTTTGTTACTGCCGAAATTAGGAACGAAAAAATCAATTCCTGCTGCTTTACCAGTTCCACGAACAGGGGATTTTACATTTCTTATTTTTGCAAATTTCATGGTTGCATCATTTTAATGAGTTTCTTAGCTGCTATTTCTACAGCTTTAGCAAATCTGTTTTTAACTTCCGGACTTATAAGGCTGTAAACTCCTTCATTTTCAAAAG